GTCCGTTATAGGTACACTGATGGAAAGAAGAGTACCAAGAAATTAGTTCCTGCACGTAAGAAGAGGTGATTCTTTGGCTCGTCGTGCTAAGGATTTAGAAGACAACGAAGATATCTTTTGGTATTACGCAGAAGTGTTGAATCCATTGTCTTATTTGGATTCATTTATTTTAGATCCTTCTGAGGAGAAGATAAAAGCAAAGACAGAGCACGCATTAGTTGGTAGTGCTTTGTTTGGTATTCCTTCTTACGGAATGTGGTTGTTAAGTGGTGGTGGAGCTACACCTGCTGCTGCACGTGGTGCCCGCCCTGGTATGCTTGCCATTTATGGTGTTAAGCAACATATTCAGAAGACAGTTGTTAGTGCTGCAGTAACTACAGCACGAAGATTACCGGGTGCAGTTGCACTGGCTGTCTTGTATGGCATTGGTCACGGATTACAATCTGCATACTATGATTTATCAGGAATGCATATAGGGGACCTGCGTTTCGTTCGATGACATGGAATGCAGAGAATGTGGTTCTAATATTGATAGAGAGGCTCACGATCGTGGCATTTGCTTCGATTGTTATTGCCAGATGGATCTACGTACTTACGAAGAACATCAAAAAAAAAACGATACTCACAACTCCGAGGAGGAGTAGGCTTGCATTCTTCCTACTCCTTCTCACCTCGGAGAATTTGTAATCACTGCTGGCCATATGACTGCGGTTGTGGTTACTTTTGAGTTTCTGTGGAGATATTTGGATTACTCCTTCAACGTTTGAAAGGAATGTAATCAGTTTCTGGCGTGATCGCCCAGGGAAATATCGTAGTTACAAACAAGCGACTTTCGGTTATCTTGAATTTATCAAGAAACAGATCGCTCATGCTGAGTTATTGGAATCTTTCAATCGCCAGCCTAAGTTATCGGATTATTCTTTTTAATTCGAAGCATTGGACGGAACGTTCAATTAGTCGTCGGCCTCCGGTGGACACCAAGGTGAGGAAGAGTGCATCCTCGGGGGTGCCGATTTCCGACTGATTGCCAAATCAGTGTCGAGGGGGTCTGCCTGCAGACGGTTGGGGTGGCGCAACGCTCCAGCGAGCGTTGTGTGGAAAAACAATAGAATAATAGGTAGTCCCCGTATGGGGCTATCTATGGCAAGAAAACAAACCCGTTCTACGGGTATGAAAATGCAACCTGCAGTTACAGACATTTATTGTAAGACAGATCCAACAGCGTTTGGAATTGACCACCGTTGGTATGTCGATACTGCAAAGCAGTTATCAAAAATGAATCGAAGATTGTATTCGCAATCTCGAATGTATGGTTTCCAAGGACTTACATTTATTTGGAAACAAAATCAGAGCGATGTAGCTACTCTTGAAGTTAAAGTTGCTACAGCTGGAAATACTTGGGTTGTCCAGAATGCATATGTAAAGGGCCATGCACTTTGGAATGAAATGCAGGATTTAGTTTTAGATGACAACCCATCTGTTAAAGGAAAGTGGCATGATTTTAAAATCCAACTTTCTGATTCCGTTTCAGGACCTAGAACCTTGGAGGCACTTGCTGGAGATGGTGGTTTATATTTGGATGGCGAGTGGAACATGTCGACATATGTTATGCCTCAGCATGAGGTTGATCCGGTAACAGGTGTACCGTTACCTGCTTTAGAGTTTGAAGCGACTCTTCTTGGAGGCGACACTGGTTCTAAGCGTTCACTTGTTAAAGCATACCAGGAAAGTAGAGCTACTGTTCAACCAGTAGATCCGAATGTACCAGCGGCTTTGTCGACTTCATTCTTTAATTTATTAACTGATTCAGGTTCTCAAGAGCCCGAATTGGCCGACGTTATCGAAGGTGAAAACGACGAGCCTCCTTACGACACCAATGAATATCCAGGTGGCGCAGTTAATGCAGATGCACCTGTCATCTGTGGATATGCAGCTATCTCTCCTTCAGAGGTAGATGGTCGCATTGGAGGGTTTGTTGCTCCTTGCGGTTTAATTGAAATTCAACTTCGTGGATACGATATCAATGGTGAAGAAGTACCTTCCGCTGATTTGCCAGTGATTGAATTTTTAGTTCATGTTGCACCTGGTGCTTACAAAGGTGTAGCTGCAATTCCAATGGGGCAGTGAATTCAATGACACAAGTTGACCAGGTAATTGCAGTCACAAAGTGGGCTAGTTTTGTAGATCATGTTCGAAACAACCGTATCGAATATTTACTTTGTATGGGAATTCTACATCTTGTAGGACTTACCAATAAGGCATACGATCAGGTTTCTGGAGTGTGCATGTGATGGCTTACAAATATGGTAAGACTTTTAAGAAAAACGGCAAACTTGTCCGTTATAGGTACACTGATGGAAAGAAGAGTACCAAGAAATTAGTTCCTGCACGTAAGAAGAGGTGATTCTTTGGCTCGTCGTGCTAAGGATTTAGAAGACAACGAAGATATCTTTTGGTA